ATAAGAAGTACCCGAATATTCTGAAATCCTGGGATAAAAACTGGGCTGAATTAACCATATTTTTTGAATATCCGCAGGAAATTCGTAAGATAATATACACGACGAATGCCGTCGAAGGCTACCATAGAATGGTCAGGAAATTCACTAAATCCAAGTCGATTTTTCCGACCGATGACGCTATCCGCAAGGTCGTTTATATGAGCGTTTCCGAGATTTCGAAGAAGTGGACTATGCCGGTTCGCGACTGGGGGCTGGCTTATGCTCAGTTCATGATTTACTTTGAGGACAGATCTGCAGCTTAACAGACTTCGAGGGTTCCACCCTCGAGCTCCCGGAGTTTATCCGCTGGAAGATACCGGTGAAGTATGAAAAGCAGCGAATTGACTCCGCTGCTCTTCACCGTATATCTTGCAGCTGCGTCGGGTCGCTCTCCAGCGTTGCCCTGTTTTGCTGCATTTTTAGCTTTGGTACGTTTTTCGGGTTTATTCGCGTTTACACAGTTGTTTTTTCAGACCCGGGCAAAGTGACTTTACGATCACAATTACGATGTGGGATTGCTTTCTCCTCACCGAAAACCAGGTTTAAGCTATTTCCAAACTAGTTGTGATGGTTACTGTTAATCTAAAAGCAACCGTATATATTCAAAAACTTCCTTTCATAAAGCACCAATTCCGCCTGTATTAAAGATGTTCTCCGCCTTCTTGCAACTTGCTGGGACTTTTTCATAATCTGCAGTTTCGCCTGGTTTACGGCCGAAGTAACGAAATGATTTAGCACATCTTTGTGTGGCAAAGGAGAAGAGTGCAATAATATTTTGCATATTTCCATGTTTTTTAAAAAAGTATGCTTTGCGCATGCGACTATATTTTTTTGCACATTTCTTGTCCTTTTGTGTGTTTTTATTCCTTTGTTGCAGATACCCCAAAAGCCGTCTTTCGTTTTTCAACGAAAGACGGCTTTTTGACAGACTAATACCCGATTCTAATGAATGAGGATATTTAACAATAGATATCAGCAATAAGACCATGCAGCTAACATTCTGTTGTAAACTTCGGTTTCAGATAGACCATGATTATCGCCATATTCACTGACGGTGAATCCTTTATTAGAATTGGCTGTAGGATCAAGAATATAAAGCATATTATCACGAAAGACAACAACAATATATGTATAATAATAAGGAGCTATGTTGTTGGAAATCTTGATTATAGCAGGCGTGTTGCGAAGGCAATTCTTGATTTCGTTAATTTTTCCCTGGGAGCTGCCACATAATGTTACATATGAGCCATCATCGTTCAGTCCATAATATGGTTCGCATTTATTCCAGAAATTATTTTCCGCTACTGCCATTATGTCACTTTGGGTTGTATTGATTTTTTTATACTTGCAAATCATGTGAAAAACAGCGGCTGCATCACATGAATCTCTTTCTCTTTTCGCATAAAAAAAATATGTATTGGATGCATTATATTTTGCAAGACCTTCACTATATAGTTTGTTAATGTCTGTGTTGTTTGCAAGTTCATCAAGCTTTTCTGCACAATCATATATTTCTCTTCTGTGAAACAAGAATGATTTTGAGTCATTGCGAATAATATCAGCTATTTCATGTGCAGAATCAATGTATGCTTGTAAGTTTATAATTTGCTCAGGGGATAATGATATTCTTTTACAGCCCTGAACATATACCTGTTTTCCACATTTCATTATTCCTTTCAAAACCGAACCATAAAGCGATTTAATACTTTTGTACCAAGATTTATATGAACCAGGTACATTGTATACTGAACCGAAAAAATCAAGAAAACTTTGGGTACAGAATTTGCTTGTACTATAAAAAATACCGTAATCGCCCAAAGCTGTTTCAATGGTGGAATCTCCTAAAGATTCGATCACACTCATGTAATCTCCAGTAGAGATGTCATGTTCAAGTTTTAACGTTGCAATGTCTTCGTCATAAACAGTTGCAAGATCAATTAGATTTAAGACAATACCTTTGACTATATCACCGTCTTCCGAAGCAGCATCATTGCCCCACAACTCGTATGCATCAGCATTGATTGATGATGTAAGCATAATAAACACAGCAATACAGATCGTGATATTTTTTTTTATAAACTGTTTCATTTTTATCCTCCTACGACGTGAACTGTTTTTATGTGATAACATTATTGCAGTACATCGGTATCACCTCCTCGTATTCAGAAGCTTATAATATTAGTATATGAGCGTATATATAAATAGTCTACAAATTTTGTGAAATTTCTATGGAATCTGAATTTTCAACATGCTTTTTTGTTTAAAATGACAATGATTTGGTGTGAATATTACACTATATAGTTATAATGTTAATTTTTTATAGATATGATATAATATATTACAAAAAGAATAGACTATTTCAAAATCTTTGGTAGATTGAAGTAATAAGAAAACATTCGAAAGGAACACAATATTATAGAGCTAAATGAGGAAGCTATCAAATCATCTCAATACGGAATTAAGCTGCAAAGATGGTGTGTTTTCCGTTCCGAAGAGAACACATAATGAAGCAGAATAATACTGTTTCTGTCAATGCCATGCGGTCTCCCCATTGTACGACCGAATTCAATCACATCATGTCTGGCAGTTTTGTCTTCATAAATCGCAGACTCGCAAAAATCACAGTTTTTATTCAATAGATCTAAGGAGGAACATCATTCTTGAACCAAAAAGTTAATCCGCTGAATTCTGAAAAGAAACATCGCTGTGGCTCGGAAAGGCATGTTCCTCGTTTGGCATATTTATTTTATTCTAATTCAGTCCTATCATAAGGTTCAAATCCAACCTTGTCACGAGATATTAAAGGACGCTTTCCTAATTCATAAGTAACGGCATCCTGGCTTGTCTTCCTTATAAATATAAATTCTAGCCTTTCGGCTTACAAGCTTGGCGTGTTATACCTCTTTCGGTAAAAATGCGTATTACAACAATTCTGTCGATTCTATTATGATATGACCAGACTTAAAAGTCAATATGCATTGCAGATCTGCTTTCGACAAAAAAGCATATTTAAGCAGAATTTCCGAAACTGATTTATTTCCAGCTGGTTGCAATATAGTTTTCTATTGCAGTGGTTTCAGCTGGAAGTGTTTTCTTTGCGGGCTTATGATAAAACAAAGCAAGTGTGCCATCAAGCTCACTTGCTTTTCTTTTTATGATTTTCCGGGTTTCAGCGTATTCAAAAAATCCGCCAGCGCCATCTGTTCCTTGTCATTAAACCGCGTCAAAGCACTCATAAGATAAGGATTGATCTCGCTATCATCTTCACGGAAGAATTCCTCCAGGGTGACGCCGAGTGCGTCGCAGAAGTACGACAGCGTTTCAACAGTAGGATTACGCAGTCCAAGCTCTATTTCACGCAGGTGGCTCTGAGAAATTCCCGCCATATTCGCAAGCTTGTTCGTGGTAAGCCCCTTTTGTTCTCTCAGATAGATTATTCTGGACGCAACATTCATGCCATTCACCTCTCCTTGTAGTATAATTATAAAGTATATAGTGATAATTTATTACTTTTATATAGTTGACAAGTTACATTTATTGTGATATAATTTTAACTGCATAGAGATAAATATCGAAATTTGCAGATGGTGAGGATGGAAAACATGAAGAAAAAGAAAGAACTTTTGATAACTTTAGCAGGAGCAGCTGTATTAGGTGGGATTATCGGAGCAATGTCCGGATGCAGCAATTCATATCGGGTAAGAACAGATCCCGAAATCATAGGGAGTTTTTATGAAATGGGCGGAAACGGCAGCTGCCTTGCATGCTTAGGCTGCGTCAGCAAATCGTCTGTGGCTGACTGCTGCGGAAATGTTGAGTACTCATACAACGGTTTTACAGATTGCTTCGGACTGACGGTAGATGACGACACAACGGCAGATGATATTTATATGTCATACTACATATGCAACGGAATGTACTGCGTTAATATGCCGGTTGAATCGGGTGACAGCGTAGTTCCCGTGTACGGCTGCTACACAGCTCACTGATATGCTTCCGATAATTCATATCGTACTGCCGATGTATGCAGTCTGCTGCGCTCTTGGTGTTATCGCAGCAGCAATATTGCTGATAAGCCGTGTCAAGAAATATGGAGTACCCCCGATTCATGCCATACAGGTTTGTATTTTTGCTGCTATCGGAACGGTTATTGGGAGTAAGCTGTTGTTTTTGCTGACTCAGCTTGATACGATAATCCCTGAGTTTTCTTTTGGACTGCTGATAGGACGTTTCATAAACAGCGGATTTGTATTTTACGGCGGATTGTTTGGTGCACTTGCGGGTGTAAAGATCTATTCCGCTGTAAGAAAATATGACAGTCTGATGCTGTTTAATATGCTCGTCCCGTGTTTCCTGATGTTCCACGCATTTGGGAGAGTGGGGTGCTTTATATCGGGGTGTTGCTACGGCATTGAGTGTCCGTTTGGATTTGAAATGCTCATAAGTCCCGGTGTAACACGTTTTCCGGTTCAGCTTGCAGAGAGTGTCTGCGATATCCTTATCCTCGTTGCAGTGCTGATTATCGAAAATAAAAAGGGAACGCAGACCGATATTTTGCGTATTTACATGGTGTCGTATGCCGTGTGCCGATTCCTGCTGGAATTTTTGCGTGGAGATGAGATACGAGGACATTTTCTGTGCTTTTCTACGTCACAGTGGATAGTGCTAGGAGTAATTGTTTTCTATCTTGTAAGAGCTATAATGCACTCCACAAGAACGAAACAAGAGGTGAGCGACCAATGATAGAATATGTCATGCGGATAATCCAGAATGTCTTTAACAATGTAAATACGGCGGCTGAAACCCCACTCGGCGAAACTGTTGTTTCCATCATCGTCATAATTGTAGTAGGCATTATAGTCTGCATAATAGCAAGCGGAATCGGAATGATCGTTGCGTCGATTTTTAAGGGAATCCGGATAAATCTTGCGGGAATGCTCGCAGCGGTTATCGCAGAATTTGTCCTGCTGGGTTCCGTGCCGGAAAAGGGGCTGATCGAATAAAGAAACGCTGGGAGCGATGTTTCCGGATATCTTTGAGGAAGCCGTCAAGACCGAAATCAAGCCGAAGAACAAGGATATTGAGCGCATGCTCATCGGAATGTTCACCGGGAATTACACCAGGTCAACGCCGGAGGAGATAATTGCGCAGCTCCCCTGCGGAGATAAGGCGAAATCCGCGCTTGCGAAGAAACTTAAAGGCGCGAAGTTTGAGACTGACCGCGACAACCTCATGAAAATCGGTGGGTTTTCGGAGCAGGACGCCGGAGATTACGCCTACTTGTACGCCGAGGCGGCGGTCTGGCAGACATTCCGGAGCGTTGCGGAGATGTCCGGCGCAGACGAAGCACGGCTGCTCCGCTGTATCAATCTCGGCGTTGCGGTGGACAGCTCCACCAAGATCGCGGTGACCTGATGGCTACCAAGGAACAGATCCGGCGGATATATGCCCTCGGCGCTGCCGCCGGACTGCTCGACCGGAGCGCCGGGAACGACGACAACCTCCATCTTTGGGTAAAGCAGTTTTCGCTTAAAGACCACATCTCGGAACTGACCGAGCAGCAGGCGGATTTCATCATCAGGCGGCTGGAGGAATACCGCTCGCAGGTCGCGCCGAAGCCGGAACTCATTACAGAGGAACAGCAGAATATGTGCTTCAAGCTGATGTACCGGATAGCCGAGATTTCTCCGTCGGACATCAAGCCCCGGGAACGGCTGAGGGGTGTAATATCCAAGGTGACCGGCAGAGAAATCCGCCCGGACAGGGATATTTTCAGCCGTGTAACCCGGGCAGAGGGTTCGGAGATAATTGAAATGCTCAAGCGGATACTCCGCTCAGAGCAGAATAAACTGAAAAGGAGTGATAAGCATGGGACTTGCAATGCTGGTAAAGAAGAGCCACCTTAACGCCGACCAGCAGGAGGTGGCTGACATCATCGGGCTGGAAAACTACCAGGCGCTGGTGGATACATTCGGCGGTTCACAGATCTGGATACCGAAAGCGCGATCGCTGGTGTCGTCCCCGGAAATTTCTACGTATATCCGGTCAAGGCGGCAGAACGGCGACACTCCGGAGCAGATAGCCCGGGAACTGGAGCTTCCGGTGTCGGAGGTAAGACGGCTTTCAAAGTGATTTATGGCTCATCGCAAACGCGGTGAGCCGTTTTTTTATGTCGTTTCGCTTTGTGATTTCGCTTTTTACAAAGATACATTTTTATAGTATAATATGCGTAGCAAAAATAACATTTTAAAGAGGTGATACCGTGGATTTCGACACAATCTATAATATGATACTTACCGTCGGCATGGGCGCGATAACGTTCTTCCTCAAGCGCAGTTTTGATAAGCTGGACAGCCGTGCGAGCCACTCCGATGTAGAGGAGCTTAAAAACAAGCTTGCCAGCCGCGCAAGCCGCTCCGATGTTGATGAACTCAAAGACAAGCTTGAAAGCGCCGACGAAAAGTACGCCAGCAAATCCGAGCTTAACGAGCTGAAAAAATCCATCGAGAAAATCGAGAACAACATAGATTTCCTCAAGGAGAATACCGTGCGGAACTCCGATTTTATCCGCACCATGACGCGGCTCGAAACAAAGATTGACGATCTCAAAAGGGAGTGATATAGATGGACATGGAAAGAGTACACCGCGAGAAATTCTGCGACAACAACGCCCGGGTGCTTCGGGCTATAAATACGCTGCGGACAAAATACGTCCGCATACGCGAATTGGAATACGGTCTGGAGGTCGATGTGAGCGCTCCGGAGATAGCTGACTGCGTGAATTACCTGAACGAAGGCGGCTACATAAAGCTCCGTGACGTGGAGTTCCACAATGAAGTAGCCGACCTCGCCGACGCGGAACTGCACAGCCTTGAGGCTAAGCTTACCGCAAAGGGTATAGCATTCCTGAACGGCAAAATTTCCGATCCGTGCATAAGGCGGTGAGCCATGAAACGTAAGCACAGCAAGATAGACAAGCTGCCGTCTGACATCAAAGAAGCGGTCGAGCAGATGATCCTCGGAGATTACACCTACCGGGACGTCTGCGATTTTGTCCGGGACACTGCGAACGTCACGCTGTCCGAGGCGGCGGTCTGCCGGTACGCGCAGGGGCTGAACGCCAGCGTTCAGGAGATTCGCCTTGCAAGCGAGAACATGCGCGCTCTGACCGAGGAAATGCAGAAGTTCCCGCAGCTCGACACCACCGAGGGAATCGCCCGGCTGATATCCCACAAGGTATTGCAGGCAGTCCAGCAGATGGACGAAATCGCGCTGAAAGAAGCCGACCCGCTCAAGCTCATCGAAAAGGCAACGGCGCTGATCAGGGCGGTAAGCCTGAAAAATTCCACGGATATCAAGACGGCGAACCTGAAAAATGTGGCGTTCGAAAGCTTTAAAGAGGATATTTTCGACGCTATGGCAAAGGAGAATCCGGAACTGTACCGCTCGCTGGTGCAGTTCATCAACAGCAAATCGCAGGAGGAATAATGTACGTTATATATTGTCAGTCCGGCAAGGAAATGACGGTCGTCCGGCAGCTTGCCGAAAAGAACATCACGGCGTATGCTCCACGCCGGCTGGTTCAGGAGCGCCACCGCCGCAGGTGGGTACAGCGCGAAGTGCTGCTGTTCAGCGGATATGTGTTCCTCGACGCGGAGCTGACCCCGGACATCTGGCAGGCGGTCAAGTTCTGCTATGGAACGCTGCGGATACTCAGCCGCTCGCAGCTCAGCCAGACCGAGGAGGAATATATCAGATTCCTCTGCAATGACGGTCACGCGCTGGGAATAAGCCGCGGCTACGTTTCGGGCGGCGCGCTGCACATCATGGACGGCTTCCTGAAACGCTTCCAGCATAAGATAATCCGATTTAACCGGCGCGGTAAACGCGCTGTGGCGGACGTTACGATCTACGGCAGGCACTACGAGGTTATCCTCGGCTGCGAGATAGAAAGTCAGCCTGCGGTTCCGTTGATAAGCTCCGGAACTGCGAAGAATATCTCCTGATATCTGCGGAACATGTTCCGAACGGACAGGGCGAAGCTATATCATCATGATTTCGGGCTGGTGTTTGAAGTACCCGCCTGAAATCGTCTGTAAGCGCCGCGCACATTTCAGAGGATAGTTTCCCCGCCCTTGGGCAAATCGCGAATTTAAACGCAAATTAAGCGCATTTAAACGTATGTGAAAGAGGTGACAGCATGAGCAAGAAGAAAAAGAGCATAGCAGCCCTCGGCTCTGCCATTGCCGAGCGCGAAAAAAACAGCACAGACCAGACCTCCGCAGTGCAGCAGCTTGTGGAGGCTTACTTGTCCACAAATAACGAGGCTAAGCGCGCTAAGAAGATAGCCGAGATAAAATCCCGCTGCGGCGGTCTGAACGAACTCCTGTCCCAGAACAGCGAGCTGCTGACCGCCGAGGTGGAGCAGGCGCTCCTGCGCGCGGCGACCGGCTACACTGTCACCGACCGCACCATCAGGTGCGTGAACGGAGTGAAAACCGTGGAGACTAAGGAGCGCCACATTCCGCCGTCCCAGCCGGCTATTGAGTTCTACCTTATAAATAAGAAAGGTGGCGACTACAGCCGGAACGGCGGCGGTTCGGGCAATGCGGACGGCGCGCTGGCGGATATTCTGGAGGCACTGAAAAATGGGTAAAGTAACATTCACGAAAAAGCAGAACGACCTCATGCGGCTGTTCAAGCAAAATAAGCTTCCGCGCCTGACCGTTCTGCAGGGTTCGGTGCGTTCGGGAAAGACATGGATTTCGCTGATCCTCTGGGCGCTGTGGGTGGCTTCCCGCCCGCACGACTATCTGTACATGATGACCGCGAAGTCGCTCCAGACTCTCAAGCGCAACTGCCTGCTGCCGCTTCAGGAGCTTATCGGCGAAAGGAATTTCACATTCTCGCTCTCCGCAAAGGAGGGCGTTATTTTTGGGCGGAAGATAATGCTGGAGGGCGCGAACGACGCGCGTTCCGAGAATAAGATTCGAGGAATCACGCTGGGCGGCGCTTACTGCGACGAGCTTACGCTGTTCCCGGAGGATTTCTTCGTCATGCTGCTGTCACGTTTGTCTGCGCCCGGCGCAAAGCTGTTCGCGACCACAAACCCGGACACGCCTACCCACTGGCTAAAGAAAAAGTACCTCGATAACGAGGCTCTTGCGGACGACCTGCTGAACATCTTTTTCGGCATTGACGATAATACAACGCTCCCAGCCGACTACGTTTCCGCGCTGAAAAAGGAGTACACCGGCGTGTTCTACGACCGGTTCATTCTCGGCAAGTGGGTAGTCGCGGCGGGGGCTATTTACCGTGTGTTCTCGGATAATATCCCCGCGTTCGCCGCGCCGGAACCGCTCCCACGGCTGGACATGATAAACGTCGGCGTGGACTGGGGCGGCAACGGCTCGGCTCATGCTATGGTCGCGACCGGAATGACCTACAATTACGAAAAGCTCATCGCCCTGCGGAGCGAACGTGTTCCCGCAACCGGACTGACCCCGCAGCAGATATACAAGCGTATCTACGAGTTCTGCGAGGACGTTCAGCGGGATTTCGGCAGGATCGAGGACATCTACGCCGACAGCGCCGAGCAGACGCTGATTTCAGGCTTGCGGGAATACATAAAGCCGCTCGACCTGACTGTGAAGAACTCCATGAAACGCCCGATAATCGACCGTATCCGCGCAACGACCATGCTTATGGGCGGCGAAAGATTCTTGCTGACTTCCGACTGCGAAACGCTGCGGGACGCATTTCAGGGCGCGGTGTACGACGACAAGGTTGTCGGCGAGGACATTCGTCTGGATAACGGCACCTCGGATATTGATACGCTGGACGCATTCGAGTACAGCTTCGAGCGGTATATTCCGCGGCTTATCAGGAGGGATTAATGGGTATTTTAAACGCGCTTAAAGACTTATTTAAGGGGAAAGGAGGAACGAGCGTGGACGACTTTAATATTACAGATTCGGCGGTAAGCTCGACCATGCGCTCCGCGACTTCCCTCTGGTGGGACGCGTTTCAGGGACAGCTTCCGTTCGCGCAGACCCACAAGAATTTCAAGCCGCTGCCGACGGCGTACGTGTCTACCGCGTATCTGGCGCAGCTCGTCACAGGCGAAATCAAATTTGAAATCGCAGACGAGGAGCTGAACAGGCACGTCCAGAAGAATCTCCTGCCGAACCTCGACAGGATAGTTCAGCAGACCATTGTAGGCGGCTACACGGTAATTAAGCCGTATTTCGTGCAGTCCGGTGAAATGTTCTTCGATTCTGGAACGAGCCGGGACTTCCTGCCGATGACTCTGGACGAGAACGGTCATGTAACCGAGGGCGTATTTTTCGAGCGTATCCGGTACCACGGCAAAATATACGAACGCCGGGAACATCACATATTCCAGAACGGCGTGCATACCGTCCGGAACACGGCGTATCTCTACGGCACAAAGCACGCTGTGGAGCTTGCGACTGTGCCGAAATGGGCGGTTCTGCTTCCGGAGGGGCAGATTCCCTCGGATATTCCCATGATAGCGACGTTCCGGACGCCATACGCGAACAACATCGACCTCGACAGCGAACTGCCTATAAGCATTTTCGCGAACTCCCTCGGCACGCTGCATGAGATTGATGAGGCGCATTCCGAGTATTGCGCGGAATTCAAGAAGATGTCGGCGAAAGTCTTTGCGGACAGCACCGTGCTCCGTGGGAACGAGGGCATTCCGGACGATTATTTTGTGGGTTTCAAGGGTGATGGTGAATCCACGGTGGAACAGCAGATAATGACCTACGCTCCGCAGATTCGCGAGACCGAACACAGCGCCAAAATCAACAAGGAACTGCGGTTCTACGAAACGCAGATAGGCGTAAGCTCCGGAACGTTCTCGTTCGATACGCAGAAAGGACTTGTCACCGCAACGCAGGTGCTGTCCGAGGACAGAACTACATACAACACGGTCTGCCAGATTCAGCGGCAGCTGCGCCCGGTACTGCAGGCGCTCAGTCAGATAATTGTGACATTAGCACGGTTCTACGGCGTTGACTGCGAGGACGGCGAGTGCGCAATAGAGTTCGGCGACAGCGTGTTCGAGGACACTGGCACTGAGTTTAACCGCCGCTTCCAGATGGTTCAGGCGGGACTGCTCAAAGCCGAGGACTTCAATGCGTGGTACTTCGGCGTTCCTACGGAGCGGGCGCGTGAAATGCTCCCGCCTATGACTGAAGCCTTTGGGGGTGAGTAAATGCTCACTCCGGAACAGCTTCAGAATCTTCCGCAGGAGCTGACAGACCTCTACGACCAGCTCTCCGAATTTATTCTGCGGGACATAGCCCGGCGCATTGCAAAGGGTGCGGAGATAACCGACACGGCGGAATACCAGCTCTACCGCGCGAAAAGTTTGGGGCTTTCCACGGACGAGATCGCCGCGAAAATCGCCGAGATTAACGGCAGTTCCGCTTCGGAAATAAACCGGCTTATCCGTGAGGCTGCGGCGCAGTCCGATGAGTTCGACCGCAAAATGCTCGGAGTCGACAAGGGCGCGGCTGTTCCGCTGGAAGAAAACGCACAGCTCCAGAAGCTCATTTCCGCGCAGATAGCGGAGACCGCCGGAAAATGCGAGAACCTCACAAACACGATGGGGTTCGCCGACCACGATTTCCTCGGGCGCGTGTATTACCTTTCCATGACTGATATGTACCGCCGGGAGATGGATTCCGCGCACATGAAGGTCGTGACCGGAGCAACGGACTACATGACCGCGATCCGGCAGGCTTGCAATAAACTTGCGGCGAGCGGCGTGCGAACCATAGATTATGAGAGCAGGCGCTCCGACCGTATCGAAGTCGCGGCGCGGAGAGCAATCCTTACTAGCGTGGCGCATGTCACGCACCGGATATCCGAGCAGAACGGCGAGGAGCTGGGCGCGGACGGCTGGGAGATGTCGGCGCACTCTGGTTCGCGACCGTCCCATGCGGTGTATCAGGGGCGGCAGTACACGCAGGAGCAGTATGAGAGGATAATCAAGCCGCTCATAAGCGAGCCGAACTGCCGCCATGATGTATTCCCGATAATCCTCGGGGTATCCGAGCCGACCTACACCGAGGAGGAATTGCAGAACATAGACCAGCCGCCGTTCACTTATGAGGGGCGGACTTACACAGCCTACGAGGCTTCCCAGCAGATGAGGAAGATGGAGCGCGCCATGCGGAAGCAGAAAGACCGCTGCATTGTCGCCGACGCTGCCGGGGACGAGGAAGCATTTGCAACAGCCAGTATTCGCCTTAATCGCCAGAAATACATCTATGAGGACTTTTGCAAGGCGGCTGATTCGTATACAGAATACGAACGTACTTATGTAACCGGCTTCAATCGCAGCATTGCCGCAAGGTCTGGTGTGGCTGCTATCAAAAAGGAATACAAGCTTATCGCAAGCACTTTGGATAAATCTGCTGTTCCAAGTATTGACGATTTCAAGAAAATGCTGTATAATAATAGTGACGAATACAAACAGCTTCGCCACCAGTTCAATGAAAAGGTCATAAACAGCGATTATGATGATATCAAGCATTTGAACGGCAGTCTTAGCGATAAGGTAACTAGACAGTGGTATGTTCTTTATGATAAAAAGATACCAGATATGATTGACCGAAATCAGTCCATTGAGGATCAGGCAAGGCAGGCACACGCCTTGAGAAATCAGTTCAGAACCAATGCCCGTGACCTGATGTTGAACCAAGACGAAAGAAAGTGGCTGGATAAATCACACCCTAATCTGACATTCGAAGAACAGGTAGACAAAAAAATGTCTGATAAGGGCATGACCCGAGACGAAGCTATTCAGGATATCCTGAAAACAGCGTCAAAGTCCAACAAAAAGGTGAACGAAAAATTCAAGCTGTAAGGAGGGCGTTTATGTATAATTACACTATATGCTATAATTTCAGCACCGAATATTTCAACCGGGCTTGTAAGGCTCTTGAAAGCCGGATTCCTAATATAAAAAAAGGACGTGCTTCACACGATGTTGATGATTCTCGAACGCAGGAGTATGTCGCAGACGATAACCACATCACCGTGTATAATGATTATCCGACTGATGTTGTGTGCATAAAATCAGAAAAAGACATTGAGAAATATCTTACTCAGAACTAATTACCGCACTCCCAGCAATGGGGGTGCAATTTTATACCCATTTTACGAAAGGAGTTCCCATGATCCAGAACAACCGATACTGCAAAGCGAAGCAGGCGGCGGTGATCGCGGACGCAACGCGAAAGCGCCAGCGCTGCAACCAGCGTGACCCGCCCCGATACGTCAGCAGCTGCACATACCACATAGTCATGCTACCCTTACTAAGGGTACATTTTTTTACCTGTTTTTAAGGAGGAATTTTATGGATAAGTTAAAGGTACTTCTCCAGAAGCTCGGAATTGAGCTTACCGCAGACCAGACCAAGCAGATCACCGAGGTCATTGAAAAGGAATTCGTCCCCGCTGCCGATGTCGCAGCCAATAAGACAAAGCTTGATGAGCTTACCAAGCAGCTTGCCGCCCGCGACAAGGATCTCGCAAAGCTCAAGGCGGATAACAAGTCCGAGGAGCTTCAGAAGCAGCTCGACGAGTTGAACGCAAAGTACAAGCAGGACACCGACGACCTCAACGCTAAGCTGTCCGCGCAGCAGGCGGATTTCGCCGCAGAGAAGCTGTTCGGCGGCTACAAGTTCGCAAGTGACCGCGTCCGCAAGTCCGTTCTGGACGAATTCAAGGGCAAGGGCTTCAAGCTGGAGAACGGCGAGTTCGTCGGCGGCAAGGAGTACCTTGAGGGGCTGAAGCAGTCTGAGCCGTCTGTGTTCGCAGCGGAACAGAAGCCCGGGCTGTTCATGGGCAGTACGCAGAGCAACGTCAGCGCCAGCGCAAACAACCTTGAGGAACAGATTTTCGCCGGAATCGGCGTAAAGAAGTAAAGGAGGACACCATAATGGCAATCAATACGATAGAAGCGGCAAAGATATTCCAGACCGCACTCGACCTGCAGATGATGCAGGGAGCAACTTCCGGCTGGATGGAGGACAACGCCGGACAGACCAAGTATTCCGGCGGTAATGAAGTCAAGATCCCGAAGATGTCGCTCAGCGGTCTTGGCAAGTACAACCGCGACAGCGGCTACGTTCAGGGCGCTATCACCTATTCATACGAGACCAGAACCCTGACCCAGGACAGAGGCAGAAAGTTCCTGCTCGACAAGATGGACGTTGACGAGACAAACTTCGTTGCAAGCGCTTCCGCTGTAATGAGCGAGTTCCAGCGCACAAAGGTAATTCCGGAAGTGGACGCTTACCGCTACAGCAGGATCTACGCTCTGGCAAAGGATAACTACGGCAGGACTTACACCCCGGCGGCAAGCACCATCCTGTCCACGCTTTCCGCTGATATAACAGCGGCGCAGGACGCCACCGGAGCTGACGACCTTGTGATCATCATGCCTATCACTGTTTCGGATATGCTGAACAACAGCGAAAAGATAACCAAGTACATTAACGCCGGAGATTTCAAGCAGGGCAGCCTTGACCTCAAGGTGAGGTACTTCAACGGCATTCCTATCATTCCGGTTCCCTCTGCGAGAATGAAAACCGCCTACACCTTCAACGACGGCACGACCGGCGGTCAGGAAGCCGGCGGTTTCACTCCTGCCGCAAAGGCGACCCAGATAAACTGGATAATCTGCCCGAAGTCCGCGCCGATAGCCGTTTCCAAGACGGATAATTTTAAGATCATCGACCCGGACGCTAACCAGTCCGCTGACGCATGGCTCATTGCATACCGCAAGTTCCACGACCTCTGGATAAAGGACAACATGCTGCCCTCTATCCGCGTGTGCGCGGTAGCTAAAACATGAGTTACGCTGACTACGCCTACTACACCGACAGCTACGGCGGCAAGGCGGTAAGTCAGGAGGATTTCCTCCGGCTTGCCGCCAAAGCCTCCGCGTATCTCGATAACCTGACGTTCGGGCGCGCCGCCGGGAACGCCGACGATGAACGGCTGAAAATGTGCTGCTGCGAGCTTTGCGACAGCCTGCTGCTTACAGATGGCAACGGTGGCATGGTGAAGCAGTCCGAAAGCGTGGGGAGCTGGAGTTACACACTGGCGAGCAGTTCCGAGGGAACATCTGAATCCGTCATGGTTCGCGCGATTTGCCGCGCGTGGCTACCTGCGGAGTGGCTTTACAGAGGGGTGGCGCGGGAATGAGGTTTACAGAAACCATCACGGTCTACAACAAGATCCCGCAGCAGGGGCGCGAATCGGAGAAGCTCCGCCGCACGGTAGTTCACGGAGTATTCTGGGACTACACGACCGGAGCCACGTTTGGCAAGTCCGGAAAGGACGACAGCGACAGCATTACGGTCATGATTCCGGATATGCCTGCTCTTGTGCCGGCTGCGGAATGGTTCCGTGACGGCTGTCCCGAAGATAAGTTCACGCTTTCCCCCGGTGACATAATCGTCCGGGGCGAATGTGGAAATATCTCAAGCGCAGCGGAACTCGAACGGCAGCACACCGAAAAATTGATAATCACAGCGGTTCGTGACTGCCGGTTCGGTTCCGGGTGCTTACATCACTGGGAGGTATCTGGTGTGTAAAAGGAAGAACTACAGCGTCATTTTTGTGGTTTCCGTCAGGAAATCGGTGACGGCTGTCACCGAAACAAAAATGATGCAGTTTGGCTACAACAGTCAGCAGCTCCGCTGCTGCTCTGTTGTAGCCAAACCGGGGAAGTAGGTGATTCGATGAAAATTACTACCGAACGTGGGGTATTGTTCACTACCGCCAGTGGCAAGTCTATTCTTCGCTGGAATGGTGGCAAACCGCCAACCGATGATGGATTCAACAAGCTTCAGGTGTTCATCGACAATACAGTCGTCCGGCATATGGATCCATACGTCACTATGCGTACCGGAATGCTGAAGAAATCCGTTATCCTCGGTTCCCGAATGGGCAGCGGCGAGCTGGTGTTTATCGCGCCGTATGCTCATAAGCAGTACTACCGCAACGGAAAGCTCAAGGGAAAGCGCGGTTCGCGGTGGTTCCACCGTATGTGGGCGGCGCTTAAGGACACCATCGTCCGTGAAGTCAAAAATTACGCAAGGAGGCTGATGCCGTGAAATCAGTTATGGACAGCGTTTGCGAATACCTTTCCGGGTGTCCGCTGCTCGACCCGAAACTTCCGGTCTACCTTGATTATGTGGACGATAACGACTGCTACTGTGTGGCTACGGTTCCGAATGCTCCTTTCCGCAAGGATATTCTCGGCAACCGTATATACACGGTGACGTTCCAGTTCGCATATCGCACGGCTATCGGCAGCGATGTGGAACGCGGAAAGAATGTTGAATTTCTGGAGCAGTTCTGCCGCTGGATAGATGAGCAGAATGACCGGCGCAGCTTCCCCGCTCTGGCGAAGAATCAGACCGGACAGAGCCTCAAGGTAATAGAGACCGGCTGTCTTGACGAGACCGCCGAGGATAGGGTAACGGGCGTTTATTTAACGCAGCTACAGTTTATATATAAGGAGAGATGTTAACATGGCAATCACAGGAACAGGCGCTGTAGAGCGCGAATACAGCGTACTGCTGATACAGATCAACGGGATATGATATCCCATCGGCGAGGACAACGAGAGTATGGAGCGTACCCGCAACAATACGGTCACACAGACCAAGAACGTTCTCGGAAAGACCAAGACTAAGGTCACAAAGGGCAATCAGGTAACATCAGTTTCACCGTTCCTCGTTGCAAGGGATTCCGCGCTCGGCAAGGAACTGTATGAGATAGACCGCCTGAACAAGCAGCTTGACGAGGTCAAGTACCGCTTTATGGAGGTCTCTATTTTCGACAGCAAGGGCGACGAAAAGTTCGCGGCATGGACGCAGGAAGCAAAGATCGACCTCAAGAGCTGGGGCGGTTCCGCTGCCGATGGTCTGACAGCTCCGTTCGACATCGTCTGGGAGGGCGACCGCACATACGGTATATATGACCGCGCGGCGAACACATTCACCAGTGACGGCGGTATCGAGGAGCTGACGGTCGTTTCTACCGCAGGCGGCTCTGCGACCAGTACGGTGCTGCTGGTGTCCCCGCAGCTCAGCACCGGTAATCATTATGTGTACAAGGGCGGCGCGTCCGCTCAGACTGTCACCGAGGGGCAGGACGTTACAAGCTGGTCTGCGCTTTCCCCTGGTTCCGCGATAACCCTGACCGGGTCGCCGGCGACCATCACGGTAGTCGAGGCTGACGCGGCGGGTAAGGCTGTTAAGGCTGGAAGCGTTACGGCGGTGTACGGGTCGTAAAGTGACATTTTCTGCTTGACTTTATCCTCCGGGTGTGATATAATGTAGAAAAATCACATCTGGAGGGTTAATGTCATGTTTACCATTTTATCAGTTGCAGCAACATCAGCAAACTCCAATCACAATAATTCGAACTCCTTGTGGGTTATCCTTATGGTTGTTGCAGTGATAGTAATCGCTGCTGTTATTCTTTGTTTCAAAAATATCAAGTCTAAACAGGGACAGATAGAAGATGAAAAATTCTATCTCCGCGAAATACGCAACTATGTGAGAATCATTGCAATAATCATCATCGCATGGGTGATAATATCAATAATCTCTTGGATACTTGCGCTTATGTAATCATAATTTAAACACTCCACTTAATTGCTGGGGTGTTTATTTTATCATTTTCAGGAGGAACTTTTATGAACACAATGAAATACACCGTGACCCCCGAATCCCCGGTTGATATCGAAATATCCGCCAACGGCGAAACACATCACATCAGCTTCTACCCGACAGACCTTGCTGTTCGTGAACGGTTCTACCAGACCTACGAAAATCTGAAGAACTACAAGCCCAGAGGATTTAAGGTCGTTGTTGATAAGAACGGCGTTTCGAACGCCGAACTGGAGAACGCAAAGGAGCTGCGCCGCTTTGCCGAGTTCCTCGGCGAGCAGGTAGATGGAATCTACGGCGAGGGAACAGCGAAGATCCTCACAGGCGGGCGCTGCGAGCCTTCGGAGCTTATCCGTTTCATCTGCGAAACTGCAAAGTACTTCACCCAGACCTCCGACCAGCTTATCAGGCACTACACCGAAGCGGTTCAGGGCGGTGTGATGAAGTGAATTACCTGCTTGAACAAATGCCGCAGGCTGTCCTGATCGACGGCGAAGCGGTACCTATAAATACAGATTTCCGGGTATGCCTGCGAATAATTCAGGCACTGGAGGACGAGCGGCTCATGGAACATGAAAAGCTGACTGTGCTTATTACGCTCCTCTATCCGGATCCGCCGAAAAATACAGCCCTTGCAATTGAGCAGGGGCTGAAATTTTTAAATCTCGGCGAATCTGTTGACGGCAGCAAGGCTCGTCAGCAGATAGTGTACAATCTTAATAAGGATTCAGCGTACATTTACACGGCGTTTAAAAGCACTTTCAACATAGATTTAAACACCGTTGAAAACCTACATTACTGGAAATTCCGCAGTCTTTTTGCCGACCTTGGCAGGGACTGCTTTTTTAATACACTCATAAGCCTGCGTTCGCGGCAGCACTCCGGGAAACTTACGGACAGCGAAAAGGAGTTCGTCCGGAAGAACCCGGAGATTATGTCCCTGTCGGAGCATAAGCACAGCAGCGCCGTGCAGGACTTTATCTCGAAGATAGGAAGGAGGAATTGACATGTCACAGGCTGACGGATACGTCCGTATTGTCACACAGAACGATGTTTCTGAAGCGCAGCGCTCCACCGAGCAGCTCGGGGACACGATACATGATGCACTGGACACGACACCTGCGAACAACATGACGCAGGCTGTAAATGCCGTACAGAATGCAACTGAACAGCTTGGCGGTTCGGTTCAGAACTCCATGGATACCGCTCCGGCTGACAACATGACTGGCGCGATTGGCGGTCTTGAGAACGGTATTTCCGACACAGGCGAGGCTGCGCTCAAGACCGGCGACATCATCAAGGCTAATCTGGTTTCGGAAGCGGTTACGCAGGGCATTCAGAAGCTGGGAGATGTCCTGAAAAATTCTGCTTCCCGAACAATTGAGATCGCAGATGGTCTGGACAGCTCGGTAAATAAAATCGCCGCTGCCACAAATGCCAGCGCAGAGGAAGTGAATAGACTGCGTTCTATTGTCGAGCAGATCTACGGCGATAATTTCGGCGAGGGGTTCGATGATATCGCAGACAGCATATCTAAAATCAAGCAGAATCTCGGCAAACTTGACGACAAGGAGCTTGTAAAGGTCACCGAGAGCGCATACGCTCTTAAGGACGTGTTTGATTATGACATAGCGGAGAGTTCCCGCGCGGTCAAGGCTATGATGGAAAACTTCGGCGTATCTGCTTCCGAAGCCTATGATTATATCGCTCGCGGCGCTCAGAACGGTCTCGATTATTCTGGCGAACTGCTGGATAATATTTCGGAATATTCCGTCCAGTTCAAGAAGATGGGACTTTCCGCAAGCGATATGTTCACTATCTTTTCCAACGGTGCCGAGAACGGCGCATGGAATCTGGATAAGATAGGCGATTCCGTGAAAGAGCTTGCTATCCGCGTTATCGACGGCTCGGACACCAGCAAACAGGGCTTTGAAGCGCTTGGCTTCGAGGCTGACAGCATGGCGGAAAAATTCGCCGCAGGCGGAGTCTCCGCAAGGGTAGCTTTTCAGGAGGTCATAGCCGCCCTCGCCGAGATGAACGATCCCATCGCGCAGAACACAGCCGGCATAAACCTCATGGGCACCATGTGGGAGGACATGGGCGCGGAAGCAGTTCTGGCGCTGGGAGATATCTCTGACAGCGCATTTGACTGTGCCGGCGCGATGGACGCGATAAAGGACGTAAATTATAACAGCTTATCCAACTCGCTCGAAAATGTTCAGAGACAAATTGACCTGCTTATCCAACCCATCGGCGAAAGCCTGATACCGGTGCTGGACGAAGCCGCAGATTCGGTAGCAGAGATAGCACAAAAAGGCGACCTCAAGGAGATAGCGGTCAATGTCGGCAGCTTTATTTCCGGCACGCTGACCCTGCTGCTCAAGAACATTAACCTCATAGCTGCGGCAATTGCTGGAGTAACTGCCGCGGTCATTGCTTTCAAGACCGCAAATATGCTGACAAAGGTGATAACCAGTTGGCAGACTGCCGCTCTTCAGGTGAAGCTGCTCGGCACTGCGCAGAATTTTGCCGCCGTGAAAACCGCTGCCATGAACGGTGAGCTTACCGCACAGGAGATCATATACGGTGTTTTGAGTGGAAAGCTGGATATTGCAACTGCAAAAACAATAGCCCTCAACACTGCTATGAGCATGAACCCCGCAGGAATTATTGCCGTTGCGGTAGGTTTGCTTGCAACTGCCCTCACAGGGTTCGCAATCAACGCTGGAACTGCGGAATCCGCTGCCAAAGAGCTGAACGATGCGATAGATCAGATGCATGATTCTGTTGAAAGCTCTATCGCCGATAATGAGGCAGAAATGTCCGTGCTGAAGGATAAGGTCAAGAGATATGACGAACTCCGCACTGCCGTAAGTCTGACAACCGACGAGCAGAAGGAACTCTCAACTCTGGCGCAGGAGCTTCAGGGCGTTCTCGGCGATGAGGTCATTGTCGTAGACCAGCTCACAGGAAAGTACAATGACCTGACGGACGCGGTCGATACCTATATTCAGAAAAAGACTGCTTCTGTGAAGCTATCATCATATGAGCAAGCGGCGACGGAAGCATATAATATTAAGCGTAATGCGGAGAATAAGCTAAAAGAACTTAATGAAAAATATGGCGGACTTAACTCTGATGACTACTTCGCTAAAATCAAAGCGACAGCTAATGTATTCCCTGATTACGGGAACACTTTGGCGGCAGGACAACAGTTTGAGGCGGACGTTAAAGCTGCACAAAAAGCAATAGAGGACGCAGACAAAACAATAGCAGAATGGCAGAGCCTTGCGTCCGAATCCTACAAGGACGGCATTACTGCTTCCGGGAGCCAGACCCCTGCCGCCACGAGCGGCAAACAAGCCCAACCCGACAACAGTCTCCCCGATTACTGGAAAAAGAAAAGCGAGGATTTCAAGTACTGGAAGGAATCCTACAAATACGATTACGATATGGGGCGCATATCCGCCGAGGAGTATTACGCTACCCTTGCATCACTCCGCGATGAGTTCCTTGAGAACGATTCGGACGAATGGCGCTCGGTCAACGTCGAAATAAAGAAGTACTACGACAGTTTATCCGAAGAACAAAAAAAGGCATACGAAAAGCGCCTTGAAGAGCAGAAAAAGGCAGACGAGGAATCCCAGAAGGCAGCGGAACAGGCAGCCGCCGAAGCCATTGCCGCCCAGAAAGCCGCATACTCCGAGGAAAAATTCCAGCTTGAATTCAAGCTGAAAACCAACCAGATCACGGAGAAAAAATACTATTCCGAGCTGGCGAAGCTCCGGGATAAGTACCTCGACAAAAACTCCGCTGAATGGCGCAGCGCGTTCCTCGAGACCTACGAATACAATCAGAAGATAATCCAGGCGAACAAGGACGCTCTGGAGCAGCTTCTGAACGACGCCAGCGACACCACGCTGTCCGCTCTGGAGAAGATAGTTTCCGCGCGGGACAGCCTGACGGCTAAGCTTACGGACTTCAATAAGACGTTCGAAAAGGTCACCGAGACCATTCCGGAGACGGTGGCAATCAAGGGTGATTTCACTATCACCACCGCCGAGCATGATGTCGAAACCTACCAAATGGGCGCTGACAGTATCGAAGATAACATCAAGGTTCTTGAGGAATACGGCGCAATGCTGGACGCTCTCAAGGCGCGCGGCGCTGATGAAAGCACGCTCAGCTCCATTCTGAACATGGATATCGAGGAAGGCATGGAATTCGGCTCTAAGCTGCTAAATATGTCGGATCAGGCGTGGAACAGCTACTTCGACAGCCTTGAACGGCTCCACAAAACCGCCGAGGAGATATCCGCAAAATACTATCAGGACGAGGTGAACAGCCTTAAGGAGAACTTTGTGGACAAGCTCCGCAGCGCGTTTGACGGCATGACCAGCGACATGTATCAGGTCGGCTTCGACACCGCAAAAGCGTTTGTCGAAGGCTGGAACAAGCAGCTCGGAACAGAGGATCTAACCCTCGGAGATATCGCTACCGCGGTGAGCGGCGGAACGCTGTCTACTGCTCCGGTGGCTGCTCAGAGCATGAGCGCAGCCGGAACCGTACTGAGCGGCGCGACAAAGCTGATGTCCCAGATCGTGAATGTGCCGGTTTATATCGGTACGCAGAAGCTTGCGGACGTCATGGTAGATGTCACGAATGGCAAGATAATTCAAACCGGCAAAAATGTGCTTATGACTTGAGAGGTGATGTTTTATGATGTGGTGGAACGGAGAACCGCTGCCGACACCATCCCCGGGGATATCCTTTGAGGAGCGTATCGTTGAGGGAACCAACAGCGGACAGACCCTCGGCGGTTCCTACTCCAAGAAGATAATCGCCCGGAAAGAGGACGTCCGTGTAACGTGGGAGGGACTGACCGCCGAGGAAAGCGCCGCAATCGGCAAAATCGACGCCAGCACCTACGGAAAGCTGACGTACTACAGCCCGTCGAAAGGCAAATTTCTGACGAAAACAATGCATGTCGAAAGCCATACGCAGGACATTAACGAAGCGGATATCCAGCTTGGGAAGTTCCAGGGAGATATCAGCGTAACTGTGCAGTTCCGCGAAAAGTAAGGAGGCTTAAAGGTGTTTTTAATTACCTTTTCAAAAGCCGGTCAGGAGGATATCGTTCTGACCGAGGACGACCTGTTCGATTTTCAGTACGAAGCGAGCTGCTACTCCGGCGAGACCTTTGAACTTGGCGGCGTGAATGCGAAAACGCTGTACCTGCTCATTGATAACAATACGCAGCGTTTCTCCCGGGGCACATTCGCAAACTGCCGCGTAAAGCTTGAGATAGACGGGAAATTTTTCGGCTACTACAATACGGAGCTTCCGAAGCGCCGGAACGGCGTGATAGAGCTTACCGCATACGACGATATGGTGAAGCTGGACACCGAGTTCCCGACCGATTACACGTTTCCGCAGACGTTCTGGGCAGTGTATGCTCAGTGCGTATTTGAAGCCGGGCTTGCTTCCGAGGTATCATTTGATAACGTCGTACTGAACGGTGTGTGGGACAACGGTATTATTTCCGCGGATTACACTCAGTACATCTACGCAAATTCCTGCCGCAACCTTGTGGCGGGAATGGCGGAATGGAACGGCGGGTTTGCGTATATCAACGACGACAACAAGCTCCAGATCGACAAGTTTTCCAAGACAGTCACCCGGGAATACAGTTCCGGCGACCTTATGGAGCTTGATTACAGCGATGAAACTGTCGTATTCTCAAAGGTGAAAACTTCGCAGAAAAACAAGACTTATGAGATGGGAACCGACGCCGGGTACACGCTTGTGCTCAAAAATCAGTACATAAGCTACGGTCTGGACGATACCATGTTTGAAACGTATCTGACGAAGATTTCCGAGTATTACACCGTATTCGAGCTGACGCCGATGTCGTTCACGCTTGCAGAGCCTGACTTCGACCTGCATGTCGGCGACCGTATTCAGGTCTACGATGAGGAAGAGCAGGTTGCCATTACCGGCAATGTTTCCAAGATAGCGATATCCGGGAACTGCTCCATGACCGTCACCTGCGGCGGGTTTGAGAATGTGTCCAGTTCAAGCGGCTTTACGCCTACTTCCTATAGTCAGATTCAGCAGAGCAAGCAGGAGGCAAAAGGCGATGGCACTGCCGAAAAACTCCAGACAACAGGGTCAAAGTACTGGGCTGTCACAGACGATAGTGGAGTATCCTTCGGCGCTGATGATTCCGGCAAGATAGCCTTCCTGACTAAGCAGGGCACTGGGACAGGGTTTCGGCTGGGTGCGTATGGGAACACCGGCATAGAGTTTGAAGGCTCTGGGCACGGCGCAATAAAACTGTACGACAATTGTGGCGGCACATGTAGTTTGGTTGTAGACAATTGTGCGGAATATCCTATATTCATATGCACGTCAGACGATTCAGGACAGATCGACCACACTTCGCTTCAGGTTTACAATGGCGGCAAGCTCAAGGTATACCCTGACAGCCTGGCCATTCAGACAGAATCACGAACCACCCTGACGCTGAAAATCACCAGCGATGGGTGGAGCTTAGGCATGACGGGCAAAAAGCTTGAAGCAAAGTCAGACGGTTTGTATTTCAACGGCAAAAAGGTACTTTTGGAGGGATAAATCATGACATCAAAAACAATCGTCTTCACCGGCGAGGAAATCAGGGCAGATTACAGCGGCGGGACGAACGCCTGGCTCAGGAACGACGGCACTGCAACGGTGTACGCGTCCACTGCTCCCGCCGTAACGCCCGGAGCTGACGGAGTAGTCAGCATTCCGGCGGGACAGGCAGCGGCGATATACGGAGCCTGCGGAGGGGTGTACCTGCTCGGGACTGGCTCGGTTCAGCTTGTAGGCTCGGACTACACCGCATGCCCTTTTAAGACGTCAGCACAGGGCGGCGGCTCGGGTGCTGACAGCGTAGCCAGAGCCGCCATAGAAGCGCACGCGGGCAACGCGGATATCCACGTTACTGCGGCGGAGAAATCTGCCTGGGACGGGCTGAGCAATCCGAATCTGCTCATCAATCCGGATTTCCGGGTAAATCAGCGAGGACAGAACGAGTATTCCACCGGCTACACGGTCGACAGATGGTATTCTCCCGGGAAGTGCAGCGCAGCGCCGATTTCCGGCGGTGTGAAGCTCACCTCTACGGTAACAGCGTCGTCAACAACCCACGCTTTTTGGCAGAATTTTGAGTTCCCGCTTCCACCGGGAAAATACACGCTATCTCTCAATGCAGCGGACGTCAACGGAGTATGGGCCGCGCGTATCCGCACTGTGACCGCAGCCGGGGACTACGTTGACAGCTACTATACTCCCAGGCTTCAGGCTGGAATAAACAGTGTGACGGTAGATCTTTCTGACAGCGAGTACATATCCGCAGTCTCCATCGGGTTCAACAAGGGCACCGAAGCCGGGAACTCCCTGAAGCTCGCATGGGCGAAGCTGGAGGGCGGTTCACTGGCGACGCCGTTCGTGCCGCCCGACTACGCTGCGGAGCTTGCAAAGTGCCAGAGATTCTACCAGGTCAGAACCACAAACGACATCGACCCGCTGGACATGCGCCCCAGCATGAGAACCATAACGGACATCAAGGCAGTAGAAGGAGGATACGCATATGTCGCAGAATTATGATGAAATCATCGAACCGTGCGAGACCGATGAGGAGCGTGCCGCGCGTGAAAGCAGGCTCAGAGCCGCAGAGATAGCACGCAGATTCGCGGAGATTGACCGGGAGCGTATACGCCCGCTTGCGGCAATAGTCGCAGGCGTCGGCACTGACGAGGACAAGAGCAGGCTCAAGGCGCTTGAGGAAGAAGCGGCACAGCTCCGTGCGGAGCTCGCAGATATGGAGGATAAAGATGAAAATAATTGATAAGCTCATTCCTATTAATAAGTATAACCGCCCAGGAAGCAAGTCAACTCCGAAGCGCATATGTGTGCATTATACCAGACAGGCTGGAACTGATGCGGACAGGTTGGCGCTGTTTTATTCGAATGTCGCAACGGGAAGATTTCCTAATAAGCCGAACAACTGGACGAGCACGCAGTACATAGTCGGACTGAACGGCAAGGTAATCCGTGTTGTTCCCGATAACGAGACAGCCTATGCCGCAAGTGGCAAAAACGCCGGAACGCTGCATATCGAGGTCTGCTATTCAAAGGCAAGCGGAGAATTTGAAACAGCGTCTATGTCGGCTCTGCGCGAACTGGTACAGTACCTTATGAAGAAGTACAATATCTCGGCTGGAAATGTCCTGCGGCACTATGACCTGACAGGTAAATACTGCCCGTGGTACTATGTTGATGAGAACCGCTGGGCTGTTCTGCATGAATATATAACGTCCGCTGCTGTCGATCAGAAGAATCTGTACCGTGTTCAGGTCGGAGCGTTCAGCAGCAGGGAGAATGCCGAGCAGTATATGAATAAGGTAAAAGCCGCAGGGTTCGGCGCTTTTATTGTGGAGGTGGATAATAATGCTTAACAAGCTGGCTAAGCTTATAAACGTTAAATCTATCGTTACGCTGGTACTTACCGGCGTATTTTCTTA